AACAAGGAACTATTACAGCTCCTGCAATAACTGGAAGTGCCGCAACACAACCAACTGCACAACCGGCCGCTGCGCCCACTGCCGCAAATCAGGTGTACAATAAATCCGGTCAGAATGCTGAGGCTGCTAATCAACCCGAAACTAAGACATCAAATGTTGTCGTATCATCGCCAACTACAAACGTTAATAACACTACTAACTCTGTTCTTAGAATTCCATCGCGGAATACAGACAGCGCACTAAGTGACTACTATAAACAAAGGTACGCCTTCTAGCAACAAAGGGACCTGAAGGTCCCTTTGTTTATTCAACTAATTACTCGCCTTGAGCAATCTTCTTGAAGTAACTCATTGCATCGTCGTCATCCTCATCTTCAGACTTAGTCTGAATTTTAACAGAAGACTTTGTCGTAGTGCTTGAACGAGTTGGAGCCGTATACTCCTCATCGTCTTCAGCAATATTAGCTGCGGATGGGGCTGGAGATGCATCTCCTTCAATTACTGATAGTAACTTACGAGATAGCTCTTCATAAGTCTTGAAGTTCTTACGATCTAAGAATTCCGAAAGCTTATGTTGAGAATTTGCAATTCGTAGAATCTTTTCATCATCTTCTGAGATTGCAGATGGTTCCATAAAAACAGATTGGTCGTAGTTAGGATAACCATCAACCTTACGCATACGCAATTTAAAGTCTGCACCTTCCCAGAAGTCAAATACATTCACGGGCGTTTCATCTTCAAACGTAGGCTTGGCTTTGTCCATAATCTTATCAAAGATCTTCTTGCCGAATTTAAATAGACGAACCTGACCTTCATTCTCAGAATGCTTTGGATCAGAGATGATTAGAATATTTGCGTAGTAAGTAAGCTTGCGTTTTTGAGCACGAGCTTGTTTACGAGTTGGAGAGTTGTCATCAGTAGATACTGCCCATAAGCGAGAATTCATTTCGCCAACTGGGTCAACTTCACCAATTGTAGTCAAGGAGTTTTCAATATACCACTTACCAGTTGGACCTTGAAATCCATGATTGAAGATTCGAACCCAAGGGAGTTCATCACCTTCTGCGCGTGGTAGGAATCGAATAGTTGCACTGGCGTTGCCGGCTTTATCAGGTTCCAATTTCCAGAAGCGGTCGTCTTGGTAAGATGACTTTTCTGACTGTGGATTTGCGATCTTTTCGAATTCCCCGGTGATCTTACCGAAGTCTGAATTGCGCATTTTGCGAAGTGTATTAATATCCATTTTGTTTCCTTTTGTATAAACGTAGTGTAAGCGATATATTAGCGAGATTTTGTATGAGTGATAAAGATTTCATCTTCAGTATCCAGTTCATCAGAAAACGGATCGTCGTCTTCTTCATCCTCATAAATATTTATCACTCGCATACCCTTTCCGGGTAGATTTTTAGAATGCCTTGGCCTTCTTTTTCGTAGAGAGTGTCTATCCTCTTCGTCATCAAAGTTACTCTTTCCCATAATTAGATATCTGCAAGATTCTCCGTAAAGTTGTTATAGATAGATTGTAACCTATTCTGGTCATACTTAACAAATCTTTTTGATTTCTTTATGGTAAGAAAGTGATCGTGCCAAAGCATGATGATAGGTTCCCACTTTTGTAAATAATCATCAAAGTCTTGAAGTATCACCATCGTCTCAAGCGTAACATATCCGCCGAGATAGAGATTCAATAGTTCCGGCATACCGGTTTCTACTGAGTACATACTATCTTTAGCAAGCTTTTTTATTTCAAGGTGATTAGTGATAACATCTAGATCATTACAAAACTGCTGCGTGCGTGACTGTTTCCTCTTCACCCAGACTCGATAGTATTCGTCTGAATCATTGGAATAAACCACGTTACGATGCCCATAAGCAAAGTTGGCAACAAGGAACTGAATGAGTTCTTGATCTGCATCAAACTTCCTTGCCAACTTTTCAAATAAACCTCTATCATTTCGTTTCTCGAATGCTGTTCGAGAACCCGATACTCTTCCATTCATGTCAATAACATCGTACTTCTCAGTCGTAAAGTGCAACTTAATTGCGGTGAAGTACTTATATGCTTTAAATACATCCATCTTTATTCATTATAAAAGCTTTTTTCTTTCTCTGCAAAGCTTTTCTCTTGAAGAGTATCTTTCTTAAACACTTTTCGAGGATTACCACACATAACGCACTTGGGATTACCACAGTTCATAGCATGCCGTTTAGCAAATTTATGAGGGTCCTTAATAGGGGCGTTGTGCTCTTTTGCAATCCTAACTTGTTTCTTTACTGCGTTTTCATCTTTTAGTAGGCGTTTGGAGTGTTTGAACTTGTCTTCTTCATGACTCATAGTTCACCTCATACATCTAATACGGCTTGCCTTGGAAGTAAATTTGCTTCTCTCATATCAATCGCGATCTTATCTTTAAGAGGCTTATTGATTAGTGATTTGATTTCATCAGGTTCAACGAAATTATCGGTGCAGTATTTAAGCACTGCATCCATGTGGGACATTCGTTTTTCTCGAGCTACTTGCTCGATATGAAGGGAAAACTGTGCTGCGCTCTTAAACATATTAAGCCTTCATATAGTATTCAGCGACCTTGATTGTTCGAGAGATATTGCTATACTCTTCGAACTTGCTATTATATAACTTCTTTACTGGATCAGAGCGATCACACGAAGATAACTTTTCATCAAACCTATCGAGAAACATATCAAACCAATAATCCATCTTTCTCAGAACGGATGTTAGTTCGGCATGAATACTTTGAATAGTCTGTTTGTCTTTTAAAGCAGCAGCAATTACGATTTGATTCTGATATGATTTATTCATAGCATATTCTCCTGTATAAACAATTTTGCCGAGTATATACCTTTACACTTAGTACCATTGACAACAATTCGATTGCCATTATAAATTGTTGCTTGGAATTTAGCTGTATTCAATTTGTAGAAGTCTTTTGTCTTGACTACTTCCGGATACTCTCCGGAGGCTAAGAACATGGTATCCCATAGCTCGTCCTTCGCCAGTTTTCTCATAAAGTGTACGTTAGCCATCTGTGTGCCCTCCATAGTAGTATTATACCACGGAAGCGAATTATTGTACAGGGTCTTGTGAGGTATTCTTGAGTTTAGATTTGTCGGTCTTGGGGGTCTTCTTCGACTCGCCCTTGGTCGCTTTCATGGCGTTCAGACGTTTGACTACCTCCTCACCGTCCATCCAGATGTCCTTGTTGTCGAGGATGGATTTGATTTCTTCCTTGGTCAGGAAATTCTTGTAGACGTCGTTGAGAAGCCTCTCCGACCACTTGCGCTCGTGAAGGAGCTGGTCGATCATTTCCCCTCCCTTGCCGATAGCCCCACCAGAGTAGTTGTGGAACATGAACACCGAGTGAGGAGTGACTTCGAAGATATCAGCACACATAAAAATCATGGTAGCAGCCGATACACACGAACCTTCTACCGAGATGATCTTGGTTGCTGCTGATTCCGATAGTACTCTCATAAATTGGATAGCCGCAAAAAGATCACCGCCATATGAATTGATATAAATCTTGACTATATCGTTTTCACTAGAGTGACGTATAATATCAAACCAGTCAACGTAGTTGTCTGCAGATTCAATATCACCTAAAAGATAAAACTCGTGTACACTAGAAACGGCTTTGGTGTAAACATTGTCGCTCTTCTTGCTTTTAAGAATGTCAATTAATTCCATACTATCCTCGGGTTATATATCAGCGTCTTTACTACTTCGATAAAAGATATGGGCACCAATCTTTTTTGTCTTTTGTAAGTTACTCCACCTAGGATGCACGTAGTCTGCATGATAGTATGTAGCACCGTGCGTAATATCCTCTGCAGTGTTATAATCTATATATACAGCCGTCGCAACCTCACGAATTTCCGAGTAGAGATTGTGATCAATCTTTGGTAAGTTCTTATGGCCAACCCAAGAGAACTGATATACTCTACCTACTTTTTGATAGACAACTCGGCAGACGGAGTCTGCATAGTTACCAGAAAATAGTCTATTCATTGTTACGAAGGCGACAGCAACCCAGCCGATTCTTGGTTCATAGCCGGCTTCTCTGTATATGTTCTCAGTTAGGCAATCTATCTGATTGCGCTCAAATTTAGTCAGTGATTGATATGATATACCGCGATTTGTAATTTTATCTTCGACTTCTGGAACTTTGAATGTCTGACTTTGAGAAATCGTATCCGCGGGTATAAAAAACATTAATGATGATGCAAATAATATAAAGAGTGCTTTACTTATTATATGCACTAATTCTCCTTAAAAGTTATCGGAAGGTGCACGCACCTTCCGCATCCCATATTAGGTAGACTTTTTGCTTGTAGTCTTTGAAGTATCTTGGGAAACGTTAGAAACAAAACCATTTAAGACCTGGGCCTTTGCAATGATTTCGGTTTCCAATGGATAGCCAGGAAAACCCGGGTGATCGGGTATTGCGCCACCATTGAGCTTAGCTGATTCGACTTTTGTATGCCAGTCGTTGCTAATCTGTTCACGCTTTCCATTGTATTCCTCGGAAAGCATATCTTTCGCCATTTTTAATAATTCAAGACGAATTTCGAACGGTGTCATATTTGACATAATTTTCTCCTTGTGTAGTGTGTAAAATGATGGTTTTATTGGGATCCATCAACCCATAAGCTATTTATTACTTCTTAGCTTCTGCCTTTACTGGCGCAGCTGCGGTTTCACCTTTCTTTTCGTGCTTCTTATCTTCTACTTTAACTGGAGCAGCTGCAGCAGGAGCGGCAACGGCTGGCGCAGCAGGAGCTTTTGGAGCTTCAGTTGCGAAAGAAGTGATAGCAAACATACCGATAACTAGACTGATTAGTGATTTCATGGTAATACCCTTAAGTTAATTTAAAAAATAAAATAAAACAAAACAAAAACATATTAGCTTCGTCACTCACGTTTTAGCCCAAGTTATATATCATTGATAACGGGTACTATTGTTAAGTAAAGACTAACCAAAATTTGGTAGGTTATTCTGTTACGAGGAAACCTACCGAAACCCTAAGCAGTGTTTAGGCTGCTAATGCGTATTCGCTGTCATTTGCGTTTACTTTGTTTAGTGTTTACGTCTACTCTGACGTGCTGTCCACTCATTTACTCAATGCCCTGTCGAATCTAGTCAGGCCCATCAAAAGCATACTGTTTGGAACTTTTATTATGAGCATTGTTATCTCATTCACCAGTAGACAATATACTTTTGGTGGACCTGGTGGGATTCGCACCCACGTCCAAAACACCTTTCGTTCGCTTCATACAGCAATTCTTACTGTGAAACTAATTCGAGTTCATCTAGTTTCACATATCTTTCTAGTACTATTGACTCATCAGTAGTACACTTTAACTTTACGAGACTCATTGACGGGTCGGCTGGATGATGACCTTCGATCATAAATAACTGATTGCCATACATCTTATTTTCTTTAAATCTAAAAATCATTATATACCCTTTGAACGCTTATACTTACTTCGAAGTTTACTAAACTCTTCAATCCAATTATCACGCTTCTCAATAAAGATCGATGCATCTTCATCGTCAACGCCCATAATAATTACCAACCTTGATATAGCAATTCCAGTTCTCTCTTCGAAGGCAACTGCATACGCAGATGTTTGAATAAAATACCCCGGAATATCTTCCTTCTTCTTAACTCGGCGAGAAGACTTAAAGTCAATCACCGATAACTTACCATCATATTCTGCAATACAATCTACTGTACCGGCAACTTCAAGATGATCCGAATACAACTTAGACTCTAGCGCGTGTATATTATCTATCTTATCTAGATGTGGAACCAAAGAACTAAACATAGTTTGTTCAAACATATCAGCACTTGGTTCCTTACCCAAAAGATAATTTTCACATAGAGTATGTATACGCGTTCCACGATTTGCAGCACGCTGAGAAACTCTATTTGCCTCTTCCTCACCCACTCTCTTTCGCCACTCAAACAGAGAGGATTTGTCCATCATACTCAGTACGGATGTTACTGAGGGATATCTCTTTCCGCTCGGTGTTTCGTACACTCGTCCTTCAGGACTATCTATACGCTTGAGTGGCTTCAAATCATGTTCGATAAATGTTTTCATAGTTTAATTATAACACCGTCAGCGGAGAATGTACAATCTAATTTGAAGCCGACGAGTCTTTTACATCTTTTATTTTATGAGGTGTAGGAATTTTTTCTTCAAGGATAGCGATGTGCTGTCTGTTGATTCCAATCATATCACGATTCTTTTGAATTTCTTTTTCAAGATCCTGACGCAGTTTCTCACGAGCAAGTTCGGCGCCGGTATTCACCGCTTGCTTGTTATCCGAGGTAACTACTAAACTGATCTTGCTATTCAGAACTGTAACTTCATGCGATAAACTACTCAAAGAACTCATTAGATATACAATGCATGAAAACAACAATGGTAATAAAGCAAAAGTCACTTTCTCTATAAATCCACCTTTGGCTTCATGAACAGCCATCTTTTCTACTAAGTCTTCGTGCTGCATTCCTCTACTCCTATGAAAGTACGTGACAAGCGTGATTAAAGTGTTTTATCCTATCTTCTAGCCCTAAAGTACCACCATTAATAATCTTAGTCATTTTCACTATATCACCTACATCGGCCCAGTGATTAATATTGTTCCTTTCCCAAAACCAGCATGCAGATTGAATCGCGCCTTCAAATGTTGATAGGTATTCAGGTAGTTCTTCAATATCGGTGTCTATACTATCGGCAAAGGCCTGATAGTTCGACTTACCCGTTAGTTGAATTAGACCCCGTCCACAATAGCGAAATCCATCTCCGGAAGTCTCGTTACCATTTCCCATGCGATTAGCATAGACTCGATTAGCGATCATCTCCGGCTTGTTAGCATATGCTGCTGCTAATTCATCGGTTGGAAAGTATTTTGGAAATACTCTACGTAGACTAGCTGCCCTATAGTTAAGATTCTCGTGTAGGAACGCATACCCGCCGGATTCGTGCGCCGTCTGTGCAAGAAAAGCTGCTACTCGTTGTGGAGTATCAATCTCGTAGTCTGGTAGAATCTTAGAAAGCGCTTCGTGCCAGTGATCTACGTATGGATTATCCGGTAAGATCTGTTTTAGATGATCTACTGTAAAGTTAAACTTAAAGTCCATGTTATCTCCTAGAGTTCTGGCATTTCGCGTGGAGCTGGCGCTTTTAATCCTGATCTTGACACTGCGACTGGCGCCGAGACTGGAGGTGCGCTTCCAAGGCCTCCTCCGCTAAAGCCGTATTGTGGTTGCATTGCGTTTGGATTCGAGGGGGCGGGAGAGTAGAAGTTTGTAGGAGGCGCGCCAAATGTTGTTGTGACGCTTTGTGATGTGGGTTGTAGTCCTCCATTATTAACTCCATTTAGTTTTTCTTGTGTACGTCCATAAGCTGCAATTCCAAGCACCGCGCCCATCGCAAGGTGAAATAATCCAGCACCTTGAAGTGTAAGTGGCTGCCATTGGCTACTAACTTGTCCGTGAACCGTTGCTTGCAATAAGCTCCATAGAATAGGTGCTATCATGAAGTCAAATAAACAAGTAGCCATATACATCCATCCCATCATGGGACGCCACTTATTATTCATCCAATCTTCTTTTTTCTTCTCTGATTCGCTAGTGTTTTGTTTTTGACGCGTCATCTGATTTCCTTATTTCTTCTTTTTCTTTTCAGGAACAGGAGTAGCGTTCTCTATCTTTTTGTGAACTTTGACAGTGCTACAAACTTCTTTATTCTTTACTGTCTTACAAACGGACTTGGTCTCAACTGCAACTGCCGAAAACGACAGAGTAGTCAAGACCAATAGCGTTATTATGGGTTTCATAGTTAGCCTCTTATTTTTATAAAGACTAACTATTTAGGGTTTTAGATTTTATGAACTCTAAAATAAAGCGTATGGTATTTGTTTCCGGAATTATCTGCGCCTACCGAAAAGAAGCTCAATGGCGCGTCTTCATATAATCCGTTTAAGTGATAATACAGAGAGTCTGTTGGAAACATAGGAATATCTTCTTCTCCATATTCTTCACCAACGAGTAGATCACTTACCTTTAATTCACTTATTGCTAGGTGTAAAGAAGTTCTTTTCTCCATCGCGCCGTCATATGAAGAATTTACTCGCGCAAAGTATTTCTTATTCTTGAATCTTTCTTTCATTGCTTCTATAACGTGAGGAAAGTATTTCAGTTCTGAATCAATGAAGAGTTGCTCGATTTCTTCAAGGGTATCATACTTCTCAAGATAATAATTACTAGTCGTAATGTTTTGTGAATCACTTGCATTCCACGTATGACTAAACATGCTAAGCACTTTATCAGCACTGTCAAATGCACTTCGATCTACATTCTTTTCAAAGTATATTCTGTAGTTAATTTCACCACTCTCGTTCTTTTCTATACCAAATCCAACCTTATCCTGCTTATAGTATACATTCGCAATACTTTGAGCATGCCTTGGCGGAAAATTAAGAGTAGGTAGTACAGTGCCAAGAACATATAAGAACTTTATCTTATCTCGGCGCAGCATTATCTGAAGTCTATCAGTTATAAAATCGCTTTCGGTGATCTTTACAGATTCATCAATAAACTCAATGTCATGATCACGAAATAGATCTGCAAACGAAAGTAGGTCTGGATCTGTTGTCTTAATTTTATCTATTGCTGACATTATAATCTAAATCCTCGTATTTGATTTTAGCTAGAATGTAGTCCTTAACGAGAGAACTACGAACGATATCATCGGCAGTAAATTCAATTCTAGTAAAAGCGGCCATGTGCATGGCTATATCAAAGAATTTAAGAATGCCAGAGACGTCGTTCCTCTTTTTATTTAGGTCAGTTTGACGATAATCCCCACACCAGATTATCTTAGAGCGATAACCCACCCGTGTCATAACCGTATCAATCTCTTCGAATGTAAGGTTCTGCATCTCATCAACTATAATGATAGCATCGTCAAATGACATACCTCGAATAAACGAAGTACTAATAAACTGTATGTGGTTTTGTTCAGCTAGTCTGTCCCATGCATCTTTTCGACCAAAGAGGGTTTCACAGATCTGTCTATATGGTTGCTGGTAGATCTCCATCTTTTCGTTAACATCGCCCGGAAGATGACCTATCTCTCTTCCCTGAACTGCTGATCTAACGACGATAATCTTATCAAATGGATTTGCTTTATCGAGTACTTCCTCGATTGCCTTATAGAGAGCACAGAATGTCTTACCAGTTCCTGCTACTCCGTGAAGAGCTACGAAATAATCACCTTGCTTATAAGCATCAAAGAATTTTTTCTGATTCTCTGTTAGAGGTTGGAATGTTTTAAGATCGTCTATCCTTAACTTTAAGTGATTATTAGTTCTTGTCCTTACAGGTGCTACTTTTTCTTTTTCTTCTGAATCTTGAGATGTAGCTGTAACAGGTGATCTTTTAGCCATTTACAATTCCGTGGTTTTGTTTAAAATACTCCCGGCTGATTTTTTATGAATTTTATTCAGCACTTCTTTAAACCCACGCTGATGAGGGTTATAACCGAGAGACACTGAATCACCAAGGTGTGGCGCAGAAAAGATCTTAGACTCGGTATGAGTCGAAAGACATTCTGGACATGCATGTGGATTTTGTTTTTCGGAAATCTTACAAGTTACTTCAAAGATATATTCACAGTTTGCACATTGAAAGTCATATCGTGGCATAATTAATCCTTAGTGATCTTGTATTATATATCTAAAAAGTGACATTGGCTATATTGCCGTCCATGAAGGTGGTTCCCTAAGCTTCCACTTAAACATTCTTGTCTTATCGCCAAGATAATAGTTCTTATATGATTGAATAGAATCACCGGGGACTTTATAGTGGTCAGGCATAGCTGGTGTTGGTTCAGTAAACTCGCCCTTTGGAATTTTATAAGGAACACGACGAAGTGGAATTATCAATTTTTCACATGCGTGTACTTTGTTATAACGATAGGTATATTCATCCATCAATTCACGCCACATCACATAGAGCCAATCATAATTTTTATTAGATTTCCTTACCCATACTGCTGAAGGATGGTTAATATGAGTAGCAGAATACAAAATAGAATCACGATCATCAGAAAGTACATATCTTTTTTGCTTGCGACCAGTTTTACTGTAGCCATCAATGAGAGTACCATCAAGAACGCGATGAGCAGTAGAAAGCAATTGAGCATATTCGAGGATCATTTTTACACAGTGCTTGTCGACATGCATTTCTGCACAGACTTTTGGATCATGATCGAGATAGAAGATATTCATAAATCACCAGTGACGAATTATTCCAGCAATAATAAACAGATTTGTAATAACATAACAAGAAATGATTGCCGTACGAATAATAGCAATCTTGTCTGACTCAGCATCGTCTGTGCCAACTTTTTCGCCTATTGCCTTACACCACAACCGCCACATTACAACATCCTGAAAAGCCCAATAGCATCAACTGTAATTAGTAGCATGTAGTTAGCCAACATTCCAAAAGATTTTCTACTATAAGAAGCCCAAGCATAAAGGGTACAAGAAGTAATCCAACAAGGATAAAGAGCCAGAAGTGGAGGATTAGGAACAGTGATAGCCATAGTAATGCTACACCCAATACTAATAGCCCAAGAAAGCAACTCAATAAAAAAGCGAATTCTATTAGTCCTGAAATCATCGCGAATCCAATTAAACGCAGGCTTAAATAAATTGTTCATGGGTATCCATTTTATTATACCACAGAAAAGATTTAGTGTACATCTTCAAATGATTCAAGATGTACATGTGACACGCATCGGACAACCGGACTGATAGCACACGTAACCCATAGGTCCGTCAAATCTAATTTGACAAACTGGACATATTTGAATCACTGGCCAACTTGAATGTCGAACTGGCAGATACATTGTAGCAACTCGCTTTTGTAACTCAGCCATTTCTTTTTCAAGTTTTTCCAGTCTTTGAAGATGTTCTTCTATCATATCAATCCCATAGATTTTGATAGTACTTACCGAAGAAGATTAAACCACGCCGAATACGCTCTTGATGTGCTTTAAGACCTTCTTCATCTACTTTAAATGTATCATTCGGACCACGCTCCATTCTATACATCTTAGGCTTGCCCTTATCATCGAGTTCTCCATCGGGTTCCCATATTAAGTCATGCTTGCCAGAGTAGAATTGCTTATCGTTATCTTCATCGATGATTTGCTCGTGCGCCCATATGATTTCATCGAGAACCCAGTCCCAACGCTTGAAGTGATTCTCGTCGACGTCCCATTCATTTTCTTTTGCAGGAGCTTCTGAAGAACGAAGACCAAGACCTTCTGGTACATCTTCGTCATCTACAAGGGGAGCGCCGTGTTTCTTCGCCTGAAGTTGTTTAAGTAGTGGGACAGCAATTAGAGACAAAGTATGCTCAGCATTCCAAGAATCCCAACGATCAATCTTAATACTAATATGGCGCTTTTGCTTTGAATGAATCCAACTACAGAACTTATAGAGTAGAGTAGTCGGGCGATCCTTAGTAATCCACCGCTTCTTTTGTTCTGGATTATCTTTATGAAAACCATGCGCGAGGAACTCGCCAAAGTTATGCACCCAATCGGGCTTTGACTTTATGCCGTGTTCATCTTTAACATCTTTAACCCAAAAGCAGAGAGCCTCAGCAATCTGGTAAGGCCCAATCCATCTACGATAGTTTCCAATCTTTACTTTCATTTATTTCTTTCGGTATCGTAGTAGTATACACTGTGGTCGGGATCTGTGGTTGTAGTTTGCATGTCATCTTCTTGCCATTGAGCCATTGTTCCTACATCCCAACTCTTTATTGCTTTATCGAGTTCATTAAAATCATATGATTTTTCTTGTTTAGGTTTTTCTTCTGGAGTAGAGAATACTGTTTCATCAACGAATTCTAATTGCTGTCCATTAAACGCAAATCCCGACCCCTTAAGAAAGGATTCAAATTCACCGACGATATCATCTAGAAAATCATGTTCAAACTCATATGTAATCTTAGCGTCGCGCTCGCCATGATCGCAGATAAACGTAAATTTAGGCATAGTCTTTTTCCTTAATGTAAATGATCCATCTTTATTGTCTACCCAAGTGATTGCGTCACCGGTATTCCATCCAACTTCTTCAAGTAATTTATCCGAAAGAGGAAGAACTAAATTTCCTTCATCGTCTTCCTCAAGCGTTACTATCATCATACCTCCACATACATCAGCCACCCGAGTCAATGTGGTATTTATCTCCACAGTGCTCGCATATGTATTCGGTCAGACAACGACCAATCTTGTTGCTTTTATATGAATGCACGCATGCATTACCGTTTTTATCGATGTTGACTTCACCGGTTGGCCTACCATACATGTACTGACCACCACAGTTAGTACATTCAAAAGTATCAGATGCTGCGTCATAACCAGCTATGACACTTTTATACTTAACATCACCGGCAGGAACACGCTTACTGCCATTACAACACGGACAAATTACTTTGTTTATCATATTCTCAATAGTTTAATTCTAAATTTTCTTCATCACAATCAAGTAACCGTTCTTCTACGGCCATGCACCATTCAAGTGGGTAACCCGTGGCAACGGATACTTCCATAGACGTGTATCCTTCGGAGATCATTTCTTCGATCGTGATAAATGCGTCGGACATTTTGCTCATTCTGTAACTTCCTTTGTTTACCTTATAGTAGTATTATATCAGGAAGACGAATTATTGTACACAACTTTGTGCGATGTACAGAAACTGTATCAAAAATGATACAGTTTCTTAGGCCTCTGGAGGCCCTCGGACGCGAGGCGAAGGGTTATACCCTCCGGAAACGTAGAAGGCCCATCAGGATGTTCCGATGGGCCGTGAAAATGATCATCTATGCTACTTTTCTTTGAGCTATGATATACTTTAAGCGATCTGCACAATAACTTGCAGCAAATGCTCTTGGCTTCACCATAGGAATTACATTACACATTGCACGAATATATCCGATTGCTTCGTTAATTACACAAGAACTTCCGTGCATTTCATTTGGATTGATGTCAAGATGAACTTCAACTTCTCGATCTTCAAGAACATCTTGCAGTTTCAGATATAGTTCAGCTATCTTATAGACTTCGTTCATTAACCGCATTCGTGGTTTTGATTTCTTTTGATCCCAGTCTCGTTCTCTTTGAACTTCTCCAAATATCTTACATCCGTGCTTTCCATCTACATGCACTACGATCGCTAGAGTGTAGTCAGCATACCAATTTTCTCCAACTAATATTCTTTCGGAGTCTGCTCCAATATAGATCTTCGTCTCTAGACTCTGAGATTCAATATAAGTCTTTACTTCATTGATGTCGATTGGTTTTATTGACATACACTATCGAGATATATCTTATTGAGGAGGACTCTCTTGCACTGGTTCATCAACTGGTGGCGGCGCATTCATTGATTCAATTACTGCTTGCCATTGCTCTTCGCTGAGAGTATGCCATCCCCAGCAATTACCATCCCTGCTTAAACTACGGCCACACGTACACTTTGGTTGAGTTTTTTGATCCATATTAATATCTCCTTAAAATTGGCTCCCCGACGTGGGATCGAACCACGGACCCAAGCATTAACAGTGCTTTGCTCTACCGCTGAGCTATCGGGGAATAAACTTTTGCTTACATGTATACTTATATCACAGAAACGTAGCCTATGATTTTCTATATCCTGATTCAATATTCTGCTTTAGTGGAAGGAAACCAAAGTCACTCGGCTTTGGAAAAACATACTGATTAAAGTGGTCTGAGTTTGTTCTTCCAACTGGCATACAGTTTGCTCCTAGAATAATCCTACATGAACTATCATTCTGTGGCGCGCTGTGCATTGCCCAAGCAGGAAACACTATAGCCATACCTTCAACAAATGGCATCGTATCTTCGTCTCTAAAAAATGGTCTTGCATCGTGATTAACTCGAGGTTGAATAATTCTCACAGCGGAATTGCTGTTCTTAAATGACGTACCTCTAGCGCTTCCACTTTCATCATGTAAGTACATCACCGATGCAAGAAAAGTATTTGCGTGAATGTGTTCGTGATGGAATCCAGTTTGTTTTTGCCGAGTTGACCAAAGAGATGTAATGCCCACGTCTTTTTGATACCCGCATTTAATCATTACATCTTCAAATATTGTTTGAAAGAAATCAGTTACTTCACTTAACTTTGGATATAAAGTCTTGTCATGTAGGTTACCTTCAGTTGTCTGAAGCCCATTCCGTTCGGCTCCGGTAAAATACATGCTGTCTTGATTTAGGTATTCAAGAAGTTCACTTTTCTTTTCTTCAAAATCTGGAAACTTATATCTCCACACTGGAGTGGGAAACATATCAATTCTATCTAGATAGCGTGGCTTCATAACAATCCTCATTTGGTCGGAATACAAGGATTCGAACCTTGGACCTCCTGCTCCCAAAGCAGGCGCACTACCAGGCTGTGCTATACTCCGTAATTTGGTGCCCCATGACAGAATCGAACTGCCAATTGATGATTACAAATCAACTGTTATAC